AAAGTGAAAAAGGAATCCGGGCAACGACGGCACCGCTTTCAAAAGAGGAAAAGTGGAGACGTACAGAAAGGGATGAAGAAATGTCAGTTGAAGTTTTTGATGATGCTTTTGGATATTAATTAAAGTATTAGGTGTAATGATGAGGGAGGGAAAATGAAATGAGTGATAATGTTGAGTTTGTAATGGAAGACGCTATGGAGATAAAGGGGGATGCCTCTGAAAGAGAAGAAGCAAGGTTTAATGCGGATGTTCCTATTCCTGATGAGGAAAAGTTAAAGGAGTATGTAATTGATTTTCAGGGGTGGTATGTAAAAGCAAGGGCGGAGAGGGAAGAGAGGGAGAAGAGCTGGGAGAAATGGAGACGCCAGTTTGAAGCACAACCAAAAAGTAAGGTTAAGGATTATCCTTATAAGAGGGCTTCTAATGTAGTGCCACCATTAAGTCAAATTATTGGACAGTCTATTTTTGCTCATCTGCTCGAATTGTATGATGTCAATCCACCTTGGTATGTAAAACCGTTGAAAAAGGATAATGAGTTGTATTTGAGACAAGCGGAAGTATTAACAAAGTATTTGAATATTATTTCTGAATCTCCACAAGACCTAGACTTTGAAAACTTTAAATATAATTTTATTAATGAGGTTGCAATAATGGGAACCTGTTATCCCAAGGTGGTGTGGTCAACAGTAGAATGGGGCTTTAGAGAAAATGGAATGGCTGAGGGTCAAGAGGCAAAGGCTTATGTGCATGATGGGCCTGAGTTGATAGCAGTTCCGGTTGAGGATTTTTTATATTGTGAAGGGTTTACTGATATCCAGAGAATGCCAAGAATCGCGCATGATTTCAAGTTGGCAGGGTATGAGTTAAAGAATCTGGTGAGTGAGGGGGTATTTGATGGGGATGCTGTTGAGAAAGTAATGGGGGGAGGGGAAGGAGACGGGGTTTCCAGTAAAGAACAAAATATGGATGACATAATGAGAGGAATGCCGTCTCATGATGATGAGTTTATATTGACTGAGTATTATCAATTTTATGATGCAGACGGAGACGGAAAGGCTGAAGATGTCGTAATGGTTATTCATGAGCCAACAGGAATTGTATTGAGTCAGGGATATAATGATTTTGGAAGGAGAATGTTTGGGTGCGGGAGATATATTAGGAGAACCTATCGACTTGAGGGGAGAGGCAGTGGACAGACAACTGAGTATCATCAGGATGAGATTGAGGGTATTCATAATTCTCGAAATGACAGCATTAAGTTTTCATCTATCAGAATGGTGATAGCAAGGAGGAATGTTTTTAGAGAGGATGAAGAGATATATCCTGGAAAGGTTTTAGTGAGTGATAATCCTAAAGAGGATGTGACTTCCTTTCAAATGGGGGAAATATACCCGTCAAGTATGCAAGCTGAGAACTTGACAATGGAGCTAGCAAGGGAAGCGAATGCAATGCCGTCCATAATGAGCGGGTTCTCGGATCAGAGGCTAGGAAGCCGGGATACTGCAAGGGGACAGGGGATGAGACTGTCTAGAGGGCAAGGTCTGTTTGCTTCCATTGCACAGGGGCTTGATTCGGCATTCCGGGAAATTGGAGAGATGATTTTTTTGCAGCTAGTGAGACATAAGGAAAGAGTGATTGAAAGTGAAAGACAGATTGGAAGATTGACTGAAGATGAGTTGATGGTACTTGAAGATACCTTGAATATGCCAGTGTTTGATATGCCATCGAAGTTGGCGTTTGTAATTAGGACAACTGATATCGACCAGACTTTTGAAGCTAAGAGACAAAACACCCTAGCGTTGACACAGCTTTTTAGTCAGTATGCTCAGCAAACACCTCAACTAGTGATGATGTTGTTTGGGCCGCAAGGACAACAACTTCAGAAGATGGCACCTGATGCGTTTAAGCATCTGTTGGCAGTGTATACTGGATCAACAAGACTGATGAAGGATGTGTTTGAGTTCTTTGGGAAGGATGATCCTGGGAAGTATGTGCCGGATGTAAGGAAGCATGAGATGATGCTGGATATGTTAAAGGCATTGGACACTCAAGCCTTAGAGAAACAGATGAGAGGAGGAATAGAAGAGGGGATGAGGGAAGAAAGTGGAATGGGTAGAGCGCTTGCAGGAATACAGTCACAAGAAGGGCAAGGTATGGAAGGAGAAGGAGGTAATGAAGCATGGGAGCAAATGTAAGATTCGGTGACGATGTTTTTCTTGAGGATAGTACTGGTGTTGAGGGGGAAGAGACTGAGAAAAAGGAATTGAGTGTTGAACAGGCGTCCGAGATGGCTTTGATGAGAGAGTTGATTGATAGTGGGGGGTACCGAATATTGCATAAGGTGATGGTAGCAGAGTTAGAGGCAGCGCAGACAGCAACAAATGATATGAGGTCGAGTCTGGATGTTATTAGGTTTAATCAAGGTATTGTGGCGGTAGTTAATCGCCTGAGAAGTTTAGTGATAAATATGACGAAGGAGGATTTCTATGTCGGAAAGAGATTTGAATGATGATGTTCCTGCAATGGACTCGTTTGCTGAGGAGCAGGGAATGGAGGATGTTGAGTTTGTAGAGGCACCTGAGGGGTATGATCCGAAGAAGGGGGGGATCGAGGAAGAAGATGAGAAAAGCAAAAAGATTGTTTTAAGCGCGGAGGAATATGCAGCGCTGAGAGAGGGTGGGGATACTAGTAAGGCAATTTTGACTGGGCTGAAAGAATTGGCGGGAGGGTTTGGAGGATCTGGGGGGCCTGCCAATGTTCCTCAACAACAAATGGGAGAGAGTGACGAGGAGTTTGCCAAGAGGCTTGAAGCAAGTTTCTTGGAGGAAGGAAAGGGAGCGCAGGTTATTTTTGAGGCGGTTGACAGAAGGCTTGGGAAGTCTATGGGCGCTATCCTGGATGAGATGAGGGAGCAGAATAAAAAGCTTGTGAGGCTTGATCCTGAGACTCAGCCTATATTGAAAAGGTGGGGAGATGAAGTTGAAAAGGTGGTGAAGGGATTGCCCCCTGTCCAGCAAAGAAATCCGAAAGTGTGGGAGTATGCTGTTGGAGAGGTAAGAAAAAGACATGCTGGGGAGATAGAGAATGAGAGTATCACTGAGAAGGTAAATGCAGGGGTAAAAGCTGCACTGGAAGAGCTTGGAATTGATGTAGAGAAATTGAAGGGAGAGAAAGAGAAAGGGGGGAAGAGGGCTGCGTTTGGAGGTGGAATAGGCTCATCGAGAAGCGGAAGCGCTAATGCTGGAGGAAAAGGGGGAGAGTCAAGAAAGACTATTGTGTTTACCAAAGAAGAGGCAGCAAGGGCAGAGAGAGAAGGTCTTAATATTAAAGATTATCTGAGAGCTATTGGCCGGATATAGGAGGAAAATATGGCTGGAAAAAAGAAAGAAGTTGCTGTGAATGTGGAAGCTATTACCGAAGTTGAGGATGGAGATGTTATCAAGGTGGATACTGAGGAAGGTTCCTTTCATGTTGAGGTGGACACATCTATTGAGGATGTTATAAAGTGTGTAGAGGAAGGAAAGGAAATTATATTTGATGCTGAAGATTTGCCTAGCTTTTCTGAGGAGGAGGTAAGAGGACTTCCGTATGGAGTAGCGAAGGATTTTTTCAAGGCACTTGATATCAAGAAGTCATATGAAAAAAGAAAGAATCCTTTGTCAGTGTCTATAATTGGAAATATTTTGGGTGGGAATAGTCTTTCAAGACTTGAGTCAGTGCGGGCGAGAGTGGGATGGCATCAGACGTGGAAAAGGGATGATGAACTTGATGAGTCTCTTGCGGCTGGGTATGTTCAGATAAGAGAGAAGGGGAGTCCTGATGAGAAGGTAGGGCAAGAGACTGGGCCTGTTATCCAGATAAAGAGGGATGGAAAGGTTGAGTTAATTGCTATGGAGATCAGGCAAGAAATTGTGGATAGGCATGGAAAGGCAGTAGGAGAAAAGAGTCAGAGTGCTTATAAGAATATGAAGGAGGACTTCCGAGAGAAAGTTGAGGAGATCAATATTTCTGTCGGGGGCACGAAAAAAGACCCCACTATACTTGTCGTTGACAAGGAAGGGGAAGACGACTAGATATTCCGTTGAGAAGAGGGGTCGTCTAGGAAAGATTTTTAAAGGGAGGAAAGGATTATGGCGAAAGCGTTTTATCCTTTTTCTTTGCAGTATCACAACAGAGATGCAGGAACGTCGGCCCCTCCGACTCGGAGAATACCTATTGGGGCGGCAAGCCCGGTTATTTCCAGGGGTGATCCTGTTCAGTGTGAGGGTGGTGTGGCTGCGGCGTATGTACCTGGGGAGGGTATTTTTGGTATTGCCAATTTTACTTTTCATGCGTATGACGCTGCGGCAGGGCAGAAGGACGGAGACCCGGCTGCCAACTTTGGTTTGACCAATCCTGTCAATGGGGAAACGGTAGCATACCGAGTACAGGCAAGGAATATGGATAGCCAGGTAGCGGCTCCTGTTCTTCAGACTGTGCTAGGGAATGCGTATAATTTGGCTGGATTGACGGGGGTTATGTACCTGGATGTAAGTGCTCCGGGGACTGACTTTCTGGTCATTGATATTGAACAGACTGAGAGCGCTTGGGGAGACCTGTATCCGATCCTGATTGTACAGTGCGTGAATCCTCAGTTTGAAGACCCGAGTTTGCCTGTGTAAGGCGGCGTAACAAAAGAAGAGGAGGTGTAATATGGCAGGTGGGCCTATGACAACTGGTGCGTTTACGCATCTGTATGAGAAAGATTTTAACAAGATATTCTTTGATGAGTATAAGAGAATGCCAAAGGAGTATCTTGGGGTGGCTAAGGTATCTACTGAGAAAAAGAGCGGTTGGGTCAAGAAAGGTGATATGTATGGGCTGGGTGCGTTCCAGCAAGTGCATGAGAACCAGGCGCTGCCGCTTGATGCCTTTCAACAGGGCAACCAGAAGATTATGTACTTCAACGAGTTTAGGCTTGGGGTTGGACATTCGAGGATTGCCAGGGAAGATGATCAGTATGGGGCTATGAGTAGAGGCATGACAGAGCTTGGGAAAAGTGCTGGTTACACCCTTGATCTCAAGTTTTGGGATGTTCTTAATAGTGGTCATCTTGCTGTGAGGAGAGGCTTGGATGGGCAGCCGCTTTTTAGCGAGGTGCATCCTCTCGGGGGAGTTCCAGGGGCTGTTGTAAGCAATATCGTGAATGCCTCTTTAAGCAAGACTGCTATTCAGGCTGCATGGGATCTAATTGATGGGATGGTAAACGAGAAAGGCATTCCTATTGTCATGAAGCCTATGAAGTTGCTGGTTCCTTATCAGCTTAAGTGGAAAGCGGAAGAGCTGTGCGAAAGCGAGAAAGACCCTGAGAATGCTAACAATACCATTAACAGCATGAAGTCGATAACAGGGCTTAAGTATCAGGTGTGCCATTATCTGACTGATCCGAATGCTTGTTACCTGGTATGTGATGATCATGACCTTGAGTTTGTTTGGAGAAGGAATGTTGGGTTCGGCAGCTATGATGACTTCAACACTCAAGCTACCATCTATCAAGGGGATATGAGGTTCCAGTGCACCTTCTTCGAGTGGAGAGGTGTAGTAAAGATCACCGGTGTATGAGGAGGTAGGAGTATGTTTGGGAATATGACGAGAATGCCTACCGTGTTTGAAGGGGGTGTAGCCCAAGGAGCCTTTATGGTTATCGGAGGGCCAGCAGGGGATCATTCCCTGGATGGAATTGTTGATAGGGATACCTTACTATCTGTGGAGGCTTGTGAGTTTACTGCGGGTGTTCCTACAGCAATTCATGACCTTACTGATGAGTTTAGTATCAGCGAGGATGGAGTCTTGCATAACAATCCTGCTACCGGGACTAACACCACCGGGATGCTCTTGGTTGCCACCATAGCATTCGTTATGGTGAGATAGAGAATGGGTATTTTTTAAGAGAAGGGGCTATGGTAAGAAACTATGGCCCCTATTTTTTTTTTGCGGAGGGGGCTTTATGGGAAGCGGTGATAAGGTGTATACTATGAGGGAGGTTGAGTTAATTGAGGATGGAATTGTTGTAACAAGGAGTGTGCCGGTTCCTAATGTAGGAGATTTGAAGGGTGTGTCTGGGATGAGGAGCTATGTGTGTTGCGTGTGTGGAAGTCCTTTTAAAGCTGACAGGGTGAGGCATTTCCGGGGGAAGGTATATGGCATTCCGTGTGGATGCTCTAGGGATATTGAAGGTATTCTTTTGAAAGAAAGGGAGGATAAAAGACGTGGCAGTTACAAGGGGCAAGAACTTTATATCAATGAGTCAAGTAGGTGACAGGGTTGATTCCAGGTTTATAGTGTCGAGGGTTATGAATGGGGGGACTGCGAATGGGCAGCTTCAGCTTGCAACGACACATGGAGAGGGGCCGGTTGATTATGATGTTAGATTTGTAGACGTTCATGTCGCGGCCAATGATCCTTTTGTGCTTGATGCGGGATGCTTGGCGGTGAATGGAATCCGGGTTGACGCAAAATTGAGTGATCCTGTCATTATTTATTATAAGTGAGAAAAGGGGGAATGAAGTGAGGTTATGTACAGTTCAGTTTAACCATGGAAGGGATCGCAGATTTGAGGTTTTGTTGAATGTGTTTAAGGCGAGTATTCAGAGGCATATGCCCGAGATGAAGATTGATGATCTTAGAATTGATGCTCCGAAAGCGGATAAAGGCATATGTTATAGCGCCGTCGCGAATACAGCAAAGCTTTCCGCATGGGTTGAGTATGTGGAGAACCTTGAAGAAGAGGCAATTTTGGCGGATTGCGACATGGTTATGTTAAGGAGAATTGAGGAAGGATTTGATCTCGACTTTGATGTCGCGTTTACAAAGAAGGTGAGGCCATGTGGGTGCCCTATGAATGGCGGGATTATGCTAGTAAAGCCAACGGAGAAGGCGAAAGAGTTTTTCAGGCTATTTAAAGAAGTCAATGACAAAATGATTTTTGGGGATAGAAGTCTACTTAGGAAATGGCAGGTAAGGTGGCCGGGAATGAATCAGGCTGCGTTCGGGATGATCTATGAAGAAGGTTTATTTGATGGGAAGTTGGTGGACGTCCCAACTCAAGTATGGAACGCCTGTGATCCTGACTGGTCTTATATTGATGAGAGGACAATTTTTATGCACGTTAAGAGCGGATTAAGGCAGGCTGTGATGAGGAAAGAAGCTCCGAGAGGGCACCTAGCATTAGCCATGAAGCTTTGGTATAAGGAAGCGGGTGAAGTTGATTTGTATGGAAGGGCGAGTGTAAGGATTCCTAAGAGAGGGACAAAGGCTAAGATAGTTGAGATGCTTAAAAGACATAAGGAGATGAATAATGGGAATAGAATCGTTGTTGCGGGAGAGTGATATCAGATACGGAAAGTATCAGGTTCCGAGGAATAAGGTAAGTCCCTTTGATAAGAGGCATGCTGATGAGCTTACTAAGGGGCATATGCGAGGCGGAGATAGAATGAATGGACATGGATATGCCAAGGTGTATGCAAAGGAATTATGGAAGTTTGAGAAAGAAGAGTTTACTTTGGTAGAGGTTGGTATATTGGCTGGGAGCGGACTTGCCATTTGGCTGGATGCTTTTCCGAGGGCGCATGTGATAGGGTTTGATATTGATCTTGGACACTTTGAAAGGAACCTTGCTAATTTGAAGGAGCTGGGAGCCTTTTGGAGCGGGATGCCTACAGTGAAAGAGTTCGACCAGCTTCGGGATCAAAGGGATATTGTTGAAAAGGTTTTGGGAGGTAAAAAAATAAAGGTGTGTATTGATGATGGTCTTCATACAGAGGAGTCTATTGTGGGGGCAATTAAAAGTATAAAACCTTTTTTAGACAAGGAGTTTGTATATTTTGTCGAGGATGTTCCAGACATATTGGGGGCAGTTCAGAGAGAGTTTCCTGGATGCTTGTGCGTGAGGCATAAGACAGGAAAGCATTGGAATGATGAGTTGGTGGTGGTGAAACCCATATGAAAGATTCCTTTGAAAAAGACTCCTTTAAAAAGGATATCCTTGATATGTTTAAGAAACGGACAGGATATATTTGTAATGTTGAGAAGCCAGAAACATTTAATGAAAAAGTGCAATGGAGAAAGTTCTTTGATAGGAATCCTGTGTTTGTAAGGATGGCGGATAAGCATGAGGCAAAGGCCCTCGCTCAGGAGATAATGCCTGAGATAGCGGTTAATGAGACAACTTGGATAGGAACAAGTGCAGGAGATATGAAGTTAAGGGTTCCTTGTGTTGTAAAGGCAACTGCGGCAAGTGGAAAGTCTTTATGTATAAGGGATGAAAGGGAAGCAAGGAACCCTGAAGTGAGAACACGGGCGAGGAAATGGCTTGGGTTGAGGTATGGAGAGGAAAAAGGGGAATGGGCATATTCCCAGGTGAAGCAAAGGATTATGGTTGAGAGGATGGAGACTCGGCCTTTTGTTGATTTGAAGTATTGGATATTTGATGGGGTTATGAAAGCGTGTATGTTTATGCAGTATCAAGGGGGCAAGATAAAAGGGCAGACCACTTTTGATGAAGAGTTTAAGAGAGTGGAGGTTGTAAATTGGCCATATGCTGCTCCTAATGTTGAGTTCCCCCTTGATGAAGAGGAAAGAGAAAGGGGAAAGGGGATAGCTGAGAAATTAGCGATGGGACTAGACTTTGTAAGGGTTGACTTGTATTATGTGTTTGAGAGAGCTGAGTTTGTGTTTGGAGAATATACTTTGTATCCGACAAGCGGAATGGGTGATTACAGACCGAAGGAATGGGATAGAAAGATGGGAGAATGCTGGAGGTTGCCATGCAATATCAAGAAATGATTTTAGGAGTATGGGAACTCTTAGGTAAGAGGACAGATTTAAGGCCTGTTGGGGATGATTCAACTATTGTAGATTTGAGTTTAGGAGGAGCTATAAAGCTGGGGGGATGGGTTAACAGAGGGTATAAGACTATCTGCTCTTGGAAGACAAGAAGGGGAAGGATAATTCGATTCCGCAATATGGAAAAGACATATATGTTTCCTGGGGTAATAAAGACAGGGACAGCGGTAGGGGGAACAGTAAATACAATTATGTTTCCCGCGGCATTTGACACAACTGTAAATAGATATCAGAAATGGATTATTGAAATAACGGCAGGGACAGGTATTGGGCAAAGTCGTCTTATTGTTGGGTATTCTGCTTTGAGAGTAGCTACTGTGCATAAGAGTTGGGATACAATTCCTGACGCAACGAGTGTTTTCAAGGTAACAAAGAACTTTATGATGTATCTGGATGCAGGCCATGTTTTAGCGGATGAGAATATTCCGCTTGGGCCGACTGAGGTTGTTACTGCAATGGGAGTAGTTGATCTTGAAAGTGCAAGTGAATTGGTAAGGGGATCACGGACTATTCCTTTCTTGAGTGTGCTGCAAGACATCGCACCTCCGAGTGTTTTTAAGGATGAACAGAATGGCATTTATTTCAATAGTGCTTTTTATGACCAGAGATATTATGAGCTAAGGTATTTTGGGCCTCCCCCTTCACTGGTTGAGTTGACGGATGTGCCAGTAATACCTGACAGATTTCATGATTGTATTGTGATGTGGGCTGTATGGTGGGGTCTTCTTATGTTTCACGAGCCAACTATGGCTTACTCAATGAGAAGGAATGTTGAGGACATGATGGAACAGATCGTGGAACAGTGGGATATGACAAATGAAAAGGATAATGTTTCGTTGTATGTGGAGGAAACGCGATGAACCTTTTTAAGGATTTATTGTATAGTGTATTGTGGCCAGCCTCGTTTGAGGGATTACCTGCCGGAGGGGAGTCCTTAGGACTTGGAGACGATAGGATAAGAAATGTGGTAAAGGCCACAAGAGAAAGACTTGAACATGAACATGTTAAGGATATGGTGACAGGGACACCGGCACAAGATGGTTGGCATAGACAAGGAAGCGCGAAATGCTATTTCCAGACTGACCCCCCGGAGACAAGACCTGATGGAGTTACTGCTCTGACGGTTGAAGATAATGGAAGGGTTTGGGTTCATTCAACCAATTATCGAGAGTACGTGTATCATCATGCAGCAGGGGCGACACCGGCGACAAGATGGGTTGTAAGAACAGCAATTCTTGGCGGAAATAATATTTTCTCAGGAGATAGCTCTTTTTTAGGGTCTTTAGAAGTAGCCAATCTATCTAGACTAGAAAGAAGCTTTTTTAATATGTATGGGGAACAAGTACTAATGGCGACTTCTGAAACTAGAGGTGCTGGTTATTCTAAGATACTTCAAGCATTAGGTTTTTCTTCTGACCCAACAGAAAGTTTCTATATACCTTGCAACGGGTATGTTGCTAGTAGTGGAATAACAACATTCTATTCTCTTTCATTTTTGTTCTATAGTCATGAAGTACACAAAGTTTCAGTTTACTACCATAGTGCATCAACTCTTTCATCAGTTGTACTTACTAAAGGCTCTGTAGATGTTATAGGTCTTATTGTTACATTAGTTCTACCTAGATATATAGAAAGAAGAGTTGATGACTCTGGTGTTTAGAAAGGAGAAAAAAGAAATGAAGTTTATCAGGAAGACAGCAATTTTTGTTATGGTGATGTTTATTGTGTTTGGGGTAGGATTTTTTATAAGGGAATGGATAACAAAAGAATGGAGTCCTGATTTTTGGCAGGTATATATTGGAGGATTTGCTGGGGTATACGGGGTGTTTATGGCCTGTGACAGTTGGCAGAAAAACTCTAAGAATAAATATTATGCTCCGGAAAGGGATGATGAGCATCCGAGTGTTCAGGAGGCTGCGATTGAAGCCTTGAAATCAAAGTTTAAGGATATGACGGGGAAGTAGTATGGCAGGGTTGTTACCAGGGTCTGTTGGCATAAAGGAAATAAATAAGGATCAGGTTGTCATCCCTTTTAATTGGGCTTTTAATGCAGGAAAGACCGCGAGGATATTAACACTAAAGAGTGGGTATATATTGGGGATGTTTTCCTTTGAAGGGATAGAAACACCTGAGATAACAATCCCTGTTGGATCGACTGAATTATCGTTGCCGGAGAATGTTGAAATTGATGGAGACCTAAATGTAACAGGGGATGTTGAAGTTGATGGAAGTCTTAATGTAGATACTGCATTAACTGTGAATGGTGTTACTACCAGGGGATTGGGGATAATAGAGGAAGGCTCTAATGCATATGGAGAATACCAGAGATATGAAGGTGGGCTTTTGCATATGACCGGGTGGGGGTTTGTGACGTGGACAAGCGGGGCGACGTCGGTATCGAAAACTTTGACACTTCCATATGAAGTTTCTGACCCTACGTCAATCCGTGGTGGATGTACTCCATATGGTTACAAGGCGACTGACCCAACATCAATTACAGACGTAACAGGACAATATGGATTGCAATTTGATATTTTGTGTTCTGCGTCCACAACGCAAATTACTATTAGAGCATCGTACCCATCCGCTCTTGCAAATACGTATAGGCAGATATATACATTTGATATTTGGGCGAGGTCGTCATGATAATAAAAAGGGAGGTCAAATGAGCGATTTACCTGTTGTAACACAATTATTTATCATCTTTACTGGGGCTTTATATTTATTCTTTGTTGGTTTTGTTTTGTTAAAACGGGGAGGTAAAATTGAATGTAAGAACTATTCCTTTGCGGTGGGGCATAAAGCAACAACAGATAAAAGGGTTGCTCAGATATCTGAGTATATGAATGACAAACTTGCTTCCGTTAGGCAATGTTTCTTTGGGGCGTATTTGAAGTTGTTAAAAGATGAAGGGTGTCTTGAAGAGCTGCTTGTTGAGAATGAGGATTCACAGTTTTATGCACAGATGCTTGGAAATATTGTGTATTCAGGAAATGGTATTCATTCGATAAAGTCAATTTTGGAGAAGGCAATATTGGACGGCAGTTTGGTTTCTATGGAGTTTAATAGACTTATGGCATTCCTTTTATGTTCAGTTGAAGAAAATGCTAGAACATATATTAATAGAAATTATAGTTCTATAATCAGGTATACTGATGGAAGTGAAAGACATAGAACTATTTCAAATACTGAACTTGTTGACTCTTTGCCGGAGACAACAGAAAGGATACGTCCTATTATAAATGAGATCACTACATTCGCAAGGGATTTATATAAGGAGGGAAAATGATTTATTCTGACTGGATAGATAGATATGGAGGAAGAGATTTTCCGCTTGTTAAGTTTAGACCGGGAGCATCCTTTACAACTATGTTTGGGCTTGACCATACTTTCGATGTTTTAAGATTACATCCTGGAATAGATAGGGCTAAAGCGTCCGGGACAGATGGTATCTATTGTCCTTTTGATATGTATAAGACTGAATGGATTTCAGAGTATCCTTCCTTTGGGTCGATGTTTATTTTGTATCCTGATGGGGTTGACTTTGAAGTAAGGATCATGCACATGGAGGAGACACCTAGAGTCGAGGGAGATGTAAAAGGGGGAGAGTATATAGGCGAAGCTGGGAATAAGGGTATAGGGACAGGGCGTCATACTCATGTTGAGATTGTATCAAGCGGGCCCTTGTGTGAAACCCTTGAAAGTCTTCTGTTAAAAAAGTATGGTCAAGGTTATGATAAGTCATATAAGGAGGGAACTATAAAAGCATATTGTGATAAATATGAGCTGACAGATGGCATGGGATATTACGAAAGGGAAATAAAGAAAAGAAAGATTGAGTCCATTAATTCTATTTTGTGCCGGAGGATTGATTATCACAGTGGAGAGAGGAGAACATTTTATTCTAGTTTGGAATTGTTTGGAATGTAGGAGGGTAACAAGATGCCGTTAAAGAAAGGTAAGTCAAAGAAGATAATAAAAGAAAACATATCGGAGTTATCAAAGGGGCCACATCATAAGAAGATGGCAGAAAAATATGGAGAGGAAAAAGCCCAGGATATTGATGTTGCCATAGCTATGGATAAGGCCAAGAAATCAAAGAAGAGGAAATAGGAAATGGCTTATGAGAATGATAGTGATCCACAGATTGTTACTATTCGACCTTTGAATAAGGGGATGAGAAGGAATGTGCCGTCTCAGTTGGTTCCTCAGGGGGGCCTCATAACAGGGAAGAATGTTCGTATAACAAGCCAGGGATGGAAGAGAAGAGCGGGTTTCTCTCTTCAAGGACTCGGAGAAGTATACGCTGAAAACGCTCAAACTAAGTATAAACATATAGACATGGCAGGCATATGGACGCCCTTAGACCCGGATCAAGAGCAGGAGAGGATCCTTTTCACAGATGGAGTTGTATATAGACTTGGTTTGTCATCGGTTGAAGAAATTGATTGGTATTATGATGGAGGAACAATAAGTGTATCTGGATTTGATGTGACTGGGGTTGGAACGCTTTTCATCACGAATGGTATATATCCTGGAGACATTGTTAGGATAGGAGCATATGAGGCTAGGATAGAGAGTGTGGTATCTGAGACTGTTCTTGAACTTGAAGATTCTAGTCTTATACCTAGTGGATCAGGATTATCTTATTCCATTCATAAAGCTATAAATAATGATCCTATGCACTTGGTTGATTGGGTAGTAGCTGATGGAGAGTTGATATTCACTGATTGTAAGAGACCGCTTCAGGTTTACAAGTATGGGGAACCGGCTAACAGTCAGATAGTTGATTTTATAGACGAGGATGCTTACAAGATTGACGTTGGTAGCGGGCCAGAGGATTTTGTATGCGGATGTTTGGCTGTGTTTGAGGACAGACTTGTTGTTGGTTACACTATTGAAGCTACCGATGGAGTCCAAAGAACAAGGCTCCGGTGGTCTACCGCAACAAACAAAAGAGACTTTAGTGTCTCTACTGCCTTCACTGATGACTTAAGCGCTTTTGGAGTTAGGGGCGCTTTACGAAGACTTGTCCCCTTGAAAAATTGCCTTATCGCATATTGTGATGATGGTATTTTCTTGGGTACGTCTACAGCGAATGCTGACCTCCCCTTTGTATTTGAGAGGATAGAAACAGGTAATATTGGCATAGTAGGAATGAAAGCCATATGCAGTTTTTTTGGCGGTCACTTCCTTATCGGGCAAAATGATATGTATATGCTGACACTGGAAGATGGTATACAAAAGATTGGAATGCCTGTTGTTGACCAGACTATCAAGATAAGTAGATTTCTTGAAAGATGTTATGTCGCTCCTGATCCTCAGAATGATCAGGTTGTTTTTGGATTTACCGAGTCCTCGGATAAAATGGAAAAGCTTTGGCTTTATAATTATGTAACAAAGGAATGGAGCTATGCTGATGTCTCTACATACATGATTGCGAATGTAGTCAATAATTACAATATTGTATGGAATGAAATGACAGGATTTAGTTGGGACACAATAGAGGGAATATTCCCAACATGGGATTCAACTCTTGCAAAATATGGGGCAGTATCTTTTTTCACTGAGTTTAATTATTATTTGAGGGTGTGGAGTCCGGCAGGAGTTGACGATATTATTCATAATGAGGATTGGCAGTTAGAGCATGTGGTTATCAATATGGAACTTGAAACGCCCGACTTTGACTTTGATACCCCTGAGCTTATGAAGACATTCCTTAGACTTAATATGAAGATTTTTACACAGGATGTTTTGGCGACGGCTCTCCCCTTTGGGATTCAAGCTTCCTGGAATAGAGGAAGAAGTTGGGAATCTGTTGGAACTCTAACTATTGAAGCTAATGGGGATGAGGGATATGTAAGTCTTCTTATGACATCAAGTCATGTCAGGTTCAAAATAACAAACGCAAGTGCTGTCGCTCCTTTTGTCGTTGAAGAGATTTCTATCAAAGTGAAAGCAAGGGGAGAAGAATTGCATACAGGATATCAATCATGAGGATTCAGAGACTTGCTATAACAAGAGAAAATGTAAAAGAGTTATTTAAGAGATTTGAGAAGTTTGAGTTTGCTCATCCGTATGGTGTGTTTGAAGATGCTATTATGAAAAGTGATGCCTTGTTTACTGGGGATTTTGGGTTTGTAAGGATAGATAGATTTGTTAAGGACAAATGCGCTTTTCTCCATGGCATGTTTGATAGCGGGGCTGTATGGAAATGTGCTAAGTCACATGATTGGTATTTAGAAAGTGTCTTGGATGAACTTGATATAAAGGAACTATATGTAAAAGTTCCCATTGAAATAAAAGGTCTTAAGAAACTTATAAAGGCTTTTGGATTTTGTTGGCTATTCACATTGCAGACAGAATCAAATCATGATATTATAAGAGAGGATGTTTACGTATATAAGGCGGGAGGATTAAATTATGTCAAAGAGTACTACAGATGACTACGAGAATGTAGCAGATGTTTCAGACTACTCTATATATGATCCATATGGAGCACTTTCTAGTGCCCTTGAACAATATGGAAACTTGTCTAGCCTAGGATTATCAGGTCTCACTGAATATAGTGATCTTAATTCTGCCATGAACGCTTTCCTTGGGCAAGCCTCAGGAATTAAAGACCTTGTATCCGGGTCTACTGATTCCCTTGCTTCATCGATGAATGCTTTGGCTGAGACTGAAAGCGCTAAGGCACTTCAAACTGTAGCATCGTCTTATAACGCAAAGGGAGCAGGAAGAAGTGGGGCTGCTTATGCTGCAAGTTCTGAGGCAGCGGCACAACCCTTTGCTCAGGCGTTAACTGATCTTGGAACACTTCAGACAGAGCTGACGGGAAATCTTTGGAATACTGCTTTAAGCGGAACTCAAAGTCAGTCTTCAAATCTAGCAAGCTTATATGCTAGTCTTCTAGGGTCAGGGGTGTCTGGATATGGAGACTTGGCAACTGAGCTTGGCGGGGTAGTAGCTCCGCAATATGAGTATATGCAGTCAGGGTGGGAAAAGTTCACAGGTGGGGCTAAAGATGCCGCTTCTACAGGATTAACTGCTGCTCAAATAGCCCAAATTATAGCGTCTATGTAATAGGGAGGAATTAAATGATACCCCAGCCTACAGTAATTAGCACTAGGCAACAGGCACAAGAGTTACAACAGAAAAAGACTGAGCAGATGTTGAATGCTTCCCAAGGGTTTGTGAATACTAATCTCGGTCTGAAACAAATAGCGATGGAAGATAAAAGGCTTCAGGAGGAGAAACGACAATATGATGTTTCCAATAGATTCAATGCTTATAATGCCCTTATTCAACAAGCAGGCGGATTAAGCAATTTTATCCGTGGGACTCAAAGTGATGATGGACAATCTTTTTATGAGAATCCAAATGCGAGACAGATGTTCAAAGATTTATATGGGGCTGAAGGGGATCAAATATTTGATATAACTCGAAGAACCATTGAAGACACTCCTGAACAAGTAATTCAGAATGCCCTCATGTTTCAATTAAAAAATATTGTCCAAACAGGCTCCAATCAACTTCCTATATCAGGAGGTCAGAGTCCGCTTCAAAAGGCAGAAGGACAAAACGTTTCATACAATGTACCTAAAGGGCAGTCTCAACAAGGGCAGCAAAGCCAACAGAATCAACAAAGTCAAGTTGGCGGAGGTATGGCTCAAGTTGAGACTCCTGTGACAGGTACGCAATCTCAACCAGGTCTTTCCCTTGGAGGTCTTGCCCCTGAAACCATGGGTACGGTTCCTGTCTCTTTAGGAGGAGACCTATCAATAAATGTTCCCAGATCTATGGCTAGTCCTGAAAATAGAAATCAGGTTACTCTACAATACAAGACTCATCCCAAGTTAGGGCTTCCTATAGGGAATAGTCCTGAACAAGCAAAAGCTGTTTTTCCGCTTAACTCAGCAACTTTTAAGGATATGGATAATATTAGGACTTCTCTAGCTCAAAGGCAAGAAGGGGAAAGTGACAATGCTTTTAATAAAAGGGCAGCAACTGCTTTAGCCGGATGGGGTTTTCAAAAGGCTGGGCAACCGGGAAAAGAACTGCTTGCTCAGGCTACGAGAGGACTGGAGGTAGGAACAAAAGAGTTTGCCCTTTATGATGCTAAGGCTAAAGCACTATTTGGAATAGATGGGAAAGGTCTTATGGCTTTGAGAGGAACCTTCTTTCATAACATTGAAAAGGGGAAACCTATTGGAACACTT